TAGACCCGGAGACCGGCGAGGCCGTGCAGCAGGGGCCAGCGCAGGCAGGGCAAGCGACGCCAGACGCCAACAACCCAGGAGGGTCCGGGGAGGGCGAGAGGGATGACGGGCACGGTGACGGCACCGATGACCCGGACGCCAGGGGAACGGCGCTCGCAGTCATCCACGCCGACATGGCAGAGAGAATCCGCGACCGCTACGAGAGCGCCGGCGACACCGAGCGCTTCCGCGAGTTCGCAAAGAAGGTGCTCACGCCGCTATCCGCAGCGTACGAGGTTGACGGCATCGAGTACGACATGGAGTCCGACATCGAGGAGATCATAAATGGTTGACATCTACGTGTACGGTGACATCGGCTAGTCCCTCTGGGGCGATGACACGAACGTGAGCGCCTCCGACTTCTCAAGGCAGCTCAGGGACGCCGACGGGGATGACGTGACAATCCACGTCAACAGCGTGGGCGGCAACGTGTTCGACGCCAACACCATGAGCGAGCTTGTGCGCTCGTACAAGGGCAGGACCACAACTTCAATCGAGGGAATCGCCGCGAGCGCCGCGAGCTTCTTCGCCCTCACCGCAGACAGCGTGGTGATGAACCCGTCGGCGCTCATCATGATTCACAACCCGTACACCAGCTGCTACGGGAACGCCGACGAGATGCGCAAGACCGCAGGCATGCTAGACAAGGTGCGCTCCACCATCACCGGCCAGTACGTGCGAAAGACCGGGATGGACGAGTCCGAGGTGGAGGAGATGATGGACGCCGAGACGTGGCTCGACGCGTCCGAGGCGCTCGACCTAGGGTTCGTCGACTCGATATCCGACGCGGCACCAATCGCGGCACGCCTCACCAAGGAGGCGCTCGACCGCTTCAAGTCCGCGCCCAAGTCGCTCATGGCGCAGCTTGCGGCTGCGGGGGACACCGGCGCGAGCATCGACCCAAGCGAACCCAAGGCCAAGGCGCAGGGCACCGAGGCCGGGGCGGAGGCCGCCCCAAGGGTCGTGTGCATCGACGGCACGTTCCTCAAACTCTAAGGAGAACGGCAATGAAGTCTTCCATCCAGATCCGGAACAAGGTCAGGGACCTTGACGAGCGAATCGCCAAGGTCAGCGCCGAGTTCGCCAGCGCCGAGGGTGACGCGAAGGACGCCCTGCGCGACCAAATCAACGACTACAAGGGCCAGCAGCGCGCGCTGAACGACATGCTGGATGACGTGCTCGCCGAGGAGGACGAGATGCGTCGCGGCGGCGGCGTCCCCCTCGCCGCCCCAGCAACCGAGCCCAAGGCCAAGGCCCCCAAGTCCGTAGTGGACTGCCTCATGGGCGCCCGCGACGAGTTCAGGGGCCTCAGGTTCGGAGACACCCTGACCTTCGACGTCAAGGACGCCTACACGGACTTCGGACTCCCCGGCATCCAGCAGGTCGACTACAACCTGCCCCGCCAGACGTCTGACGCCCTGCCAAACTTCGGGTTCCTCGACTCCCTTCCCACAGGCACCACGCAGGCCGACATCCTGACCTACTTCGAGAAGAACGACGAGAAGTACAAGAACGCAGCAGCCGTCTGGACCCCAGGACACGAGAAGCCCTCCTCCACCATGGGCTGGAAGCAGACCAGCGCATACATCGAGACCATCGCCCACCTGGTTCCCGTGCTCGAACAGCAGCTCAAGGACTGTGGCCAGCTGCAGTCCCTCATCGGCACCGAGCTTCTGTTCGGCCTGCGCATGGCGCTCGCAGACAAGGTGCTCACCGGCAACGACACCAACGGCATCAAGGGCGTGCTCAAGAACGGGGGCATCCAGAAGTACGCCTCCAAGAGCGGTGACACCCTCGCCGACTCCGTATACCGCATGGGAACCGACGTCTTCATCGGCTCCGGCTACCAGCCGACGCACGTTGCGATGCACCCGTACGTGGCCGAGAGCCTCGCGCTTGAGAAGGACAAGCAGGGCCGCTACATGAACGTCATTGTCAACGGCAGGCTCTGGGCGCTCAGCGTGGTGGAGGACCAGCACCTCATCGAGACCACCGGTGCAGGCACGTCCGCGAAGACCACCTACGGGGTGCTCACCTACTGGAACCAGGCCGCGACGGTCTTCACCAAGGAGACGGACTCCATTGCCATCGGCCTCGTCGGTGACCAGTTCGCCTACAACGAGGCCACCCTCCGCGCCGAGGGACGCCACGGCCTCAAGGTGACCTACCCCAAGGCGTTCTCCTACCTCGCCGACTCCGGAATCACGAGGTAGGCACATGCCCACCCTGACGCCAAACACGCGCACGAGGGCCTCGCTCCCCGAGCTTGGCGCACTCTCGCTTGAGGGTGCGCCGGGCTCGGCCACAGTCACGCGCCTCTCTGACGGAACCTCCGAGGAGTGGGTTCCAGGCGTGGCGCCGGCGCTCAAGACGTGCCCAGAACTCATGACCGTCGAGTGGGACGAGGGCGGCGTCAGGGTGGGGGCGGAGGTCGACGTGGTTGCGTCGCGCTACTGCGCGCTTGGCGAGATTCGCGGGTACCGCGCGGAGCAGTACGGCCTGTCGAACCGGACCGACGCCGAGGTCTGGGTGGCCCGCCAGCACGCCGAGGAGGTAATCGAGCGCGCCGCCAACCGGTTCTTCCAGCCGGTCATGCGAAAGGGGTTCGTGGACCGCCCAAACTGCACGTCCGCATCGCAGCCCATGGTCCCGGGAGCGTGCCCGCGCGACATCTCGGCAGTCGCTCGTGCCTGGGACGCCGACGGGAACCCAGTAGGCGTAGGCGTGGCGGGGCAGACAGCCCTCGACGTGTCCGGAATCCGCCCGCACGGCGCGGCAAACGTCGCGCTCGTGATGGGCATGCGCCAGACGCCGGTGGAGATGCACGACGCAGTTGTCGCGCTCGCCGCGTGGTACCTGGTGCCAAAGGCGGGGCCTGACAACGCAACGTCAGAGTCCACGGACTCGGGAGTTCTCCGCTACGTCATCGGCGGCGTAGACGGCGCCCCAACGTCCCTCCCGGAGGTCAACGCGCTCGTCCAGCGCTACGGCTTCCGGAACCTGGTCGTGGGGTGACGCCATGGACTCCGAGAACCTGTTCTGGCAGTGCATCGAGCACGTGAAGTCGCTCTCCGACAAGGCGCTCGCTGACGAGCCCGCGTTCGTCTCGATCGGAGGCTCGACCGTCCAGAAGCCTGCAGAGTTCCTGGTTAGAGAGGTGGTCGAGAACGTCTCGTTCTCCGACACCGTCACATCGACCCTCGGCGGCGTGCGGGCGTCAGGGCACTACCGCGTCGAGTTCTCCGTAGCATGCCAGGCGTGGGCGCAGAGGCCCTCGCTCATCGAGGCTTCCGAGCTTGTCCAGTCGTGGGTGCTCGCGCTCTTCCGCCAGGTGGCCGCAGACAAGACGCTCGGCGGCCTCTGCATCCACGCGGAGCCGTACGTGGAGGGCACTGGCACCGCGCTCGACAAGGGAACCAAGCTGTACACCGCCGCGTTCGACTTCGGCGTTCGCGTCAAGGCCGAGATAGAGCCGGCAACCGTCTAAGGAGAAAAAACAATGTCTCTCAACCCTTCCATCGGACTCGTCGGAATCGCAGTCCAGACCGACAAGGACACCGCCGCGACGCAGCCAAAGTTCCTGCACGGCCTCACGGGGGGCTCCCCGTTCGGCGCGTCGCGCTCCATCGCGAACACCGCAGTCTCGTGCGGCAACCGCGCACCGTCCGATGCGCGCGTAGACTCCATCGAGGTCTCCCCGTCCATCCAGTCGCTCTGCTACCCTGACGTGTTCGGCCTCTACCTCTATGCCGCCCTCGGCGCGGTCGACTCCGCGCCAGTCTCCGGCAAGGACGGATACTACAAGCACGTGTTCACCATGGGCGATGACCTGCCATACTGCACGATCTGGTCCCAGATCGGCAAGAACAACTTCACCCGCGCGGACGGCTGCAGGCTGGGAACCCTCTCGATCTCGGCGACCGGCAACGAGCACCTGTCCATGCAGGCGGACTTCCAGGGCGTCAACGCCGAGGTCGGCATCGCATCCATCCCAGGCTCCCTGAAGGCATCGTGCTTCGGCGGCAAGTACACCACGACCGACTGCGAGTTCAGGCTCGACGCCGCAGGCAACGCCCCGGCAGAGGCGCTCGTGTCCGAGGCCAGCTTCACCGTCGAGAACAACGTCTCCGGCCAGACCGCGCTCGGCCGCGTCATGCCGCGCGACATCGCTGTCGGCAAGCTGTCCATGGGCTGCTCCGTCACCACCATCCCCGATGACATCACCGAGTACCGAAAACTGGTCACCGGCTCCAAGACCGCCACGAAGCTCTCCGGCAGCGTCGTGCTGGGCAGCGTATACGCGAAGTTCCACCACACCGATGACCAGAACATGACGCTTGAGGTGTCCATCAACCACTGCCCGTTCACGGTGGAGTTCCCAGAGGTCGACCCCGAGGGCAACGAGGCAACCATCAAGTTCTCCACCGACGCGGCAATCGTGACCAGCGCAGGGGAGTCCCCGGTTACCATCACGCTCGTGAACAAGACCCAGTCATACAAGTAGCGATACCGGCGCGGGGCCTGAGGGTGTCTGATGAGGCCCCGCGCCGTGCCGGGAGAAGCATGGAGACGTACAAGAAGCTGCTCTACTGGTTCGCAAGCGCCTGCATCACCGCCGTCGTGAGCGCCATACAGATTGGCGTTGACCCACGCACGGACAAGGCCGTGATGACGTGGGTGTGCATGGCAGCGGTCGCGAGCGTCATCTATGCGGCGGCGCAGACGTACTCGGCGGTTCGCAGGCGCGACGAGCTGTCCGCCAGGCACGATGCCCTCGTGGACGCCGCGCTCAAGGTGCTGCTGCGCCAGAAGCTCGTGAGCGAGCACGACAGGCTGGTCGACCTTGGCACCGCCAACGACACGCAGCGCAGGAGCTGGCAGGCATCGTACGAGACGTACGAGGCGCTGTGCAGCGCGACCGGTGACAGCAACGGGGTAATCGACGTGTACAGGAAGCACGTCATGGATTTGCCCAGCGACAACAGAGGAGGACACAGATGAACTACCTGATTCCGGACAAGGCGTACAAGGCGCTCAAGTGGCTCGGGCTCATCGCATGCCCAGCGCTGGCGGTGTTCGTGGGCGCGGTCGGCCCCGTGTGGGGCTGGCCGGACGTCGACGCGTGGGTGATCACCATCAACTCCGTGGGCGTGCTCGTCGGCGCGCTCCTGGGCGTCTCCGCCGCGACGGCCAGGCCCGGGGACGGCGGCGCGAATGGCGAGGGCTAGCGCCCCGCGCTGCCCGCTCTGCGGGGCGGGGATGCGCGAGGAGCGGGGCATGGAGCGCAGGCTGGACGGGCGCGTGGAGCGCACGTGGTCATGCCCGCGCTGCCTGCACAGGATGGTCACGAAGGACGTTATCACGGCAGGCGGCAATGACCGCCCCGACGAGGAGGCAAGACGGCAATGCATCTCTATGTGATCTGCGGCCACGGAGCCGGCGACCCCGGCGCATGCGGCAACGGCTACTCAGAGGCGGAGCGCGTGCGCGCGCTCGGCGCCAGGATCGCGGAGCTTGGCGGCTCGTCCGTGACGCTCCTGGACACCAGCCGCAACTGGTACGCGGACAAGGGCATCAAGAGCCTGAGCATCCCGAGCGGCGACGCCCTCGTGGAACTTCACATGGACTCGGCGGACCCCGACGCGCGCGGAGGCCACGTCATCATCAAGGCGGGCATCGGAGGCCCCGACGCCTACGACCAAGCCCTCGCCGACTCCATCTCGACCATCTTCCCGGGGCGCTCCCAGAGCATAGTGGAGCGCTCCGAGCTGGCGAACCCGAACAGGGCCGCAGCCCGTGGCATCAACTACCGCCTGGTCGAGAACGGCTTCATCACCAACCCCACGGACGTGGAGATCTTCAACGGCAGGCTCGATGACATCGCGAGGGCGTACCTCGCGGCATTCGGAATCGATGGCGGCGCTGCCCCCGAGGCATCCGCCGAGCCATCGGCTCCCGCGCCCTCCGGCTCCTCGGGCATGCCCGACGGGGCGGTCGACTTCCCAGAGGACCCGCTTCTGTATGACGGCTACTTCGGGCCCGTCACCGTCAGGCAGGTGCAGCTCTGCCTCCGTGCCCACGGGCTGTATGGGGGCATCGTCGACGGCGACTTCGGGCCGATGACAAAGAGGGCGCTGCAGCGCTACCTTAACAATCTCGGGTACTACTCCGGCCTCATCGACGGAGACTTCGGCCCGCTCAGCACCAAGGCGCTCCAGAGCTACCTCATCGACCGTGGGACGTACTGGAACGACAACGGCTGGTGCCTCGTGGACGGTGACTGGGGCTCGCTCACCACTATCGGCCTGCAGCGTGCCATCAACGGCGACCGCCTATAGGCTGAACCTGCCTGAACCGGCATTGACCAAGCGCCCTCGCACGAGCGGGGGCGCCTTTTGTTGCCCTTGTGCAAGTAAACCCCTCGGCCCCCCAACGGTGCCCAACTAAGGGGTTTTTTGTTTGCGCAGGTAGACGGCTCGCTGTGAGCCATTCTGAGGCCATGTTTTCCCATCGATGGGCAGATGTGCCGCGACGCAGCCAAAGTTTTGGGGCGTCTGGCCTGGGCGAGCGACCAGTGCGATTGAGCGGGGGACACCGCACGGAACATGTTGCCATGGCAAGTCGCAGACCAAGGAGGGCCCCATGGCAACCAGGCAGTGGTTCGAGTACGTAAACCCAAAGACAGGCAGGAAGGAGTTCGAGTGCACGGCCTATCCAGGCCAGAACGTCCTTGCCGGGATGATTGTCGACGCGTCCGGGATTACAGACGGCGAAATGAAGAGCATCGCAAGAGGGGTCGTTTGGGCCGCGCTCAGCGCAGATGCGGACGGACACAAGGTGCTCCCAAGGGGCGTCAGGCGCACTACTGACTATGACGCGTTCGCCCAGGCGATGGCAAGGGCCGTAGACGCCGGGTATGTCATCGAATTCCTGGACGCCTTCTCCACGTCCATCAATTCGGAGGACGTTGATGACAAGGCCGACGTGGACGAAAACCCTACGGGTACGAGTCCCGAATCCTTGTAAACCTCTCCCGCTACACGGGTTCCGGCGTCATGGAGCTGCTGGGGCTCGCGTGCGGGTTCCCGATGCTGTTCGAGCAGATGTACTTCGACCTGGAGACGGTGCTCGATGAGCGGGAGAGCCAGAAGGCCCCCACATGGAGGAGGAGGGGCGAGAAGGCGGTTGACGCACGCGACCGGCTGAGGGCCGAGCGCGAGGCCGCCAAGGCGCGTCTGGGGGTCGCTTAGATGTACACGATTGAGGTTCGGGGACTAGACGAGACCATCAAGCAGCTGAACGAGCTTGACAGGAAGCTCGGCACCGAGCTGAAGCGCGAGATCATGGGAATCGTACAGCCGACGCTCTCCAAGGCGAAAGGGTTCGCCGGGGGCGTCGGCTCCTACCCCACGGGGGCGTACGCGGCCTCGCTGAGGCTCAGGACGTACGCGAACGGGGTCAAGTTCGTGTCGACCGACCCTGGCGGCGGCGTAATCGAGTTCGCGAACCCAGGGGCGCTCATCCTCACGGGGAAGCGTGCCGGAAGGCGCGCGGGCGTCCCTGTCGGCAGCACGCCGCCGCGCGCCCTCCTCAAGGCAGTCCTCGATGACGAGGAGCACATCGTCGAGAAGGTAAACGAGAAGGTAGTCGATTACTGCGACTGGAACGTGGGGGCCGTCAATGGGTAAGGCCTCGATCACAATCGCGGTAGGCGCGCTCTGGAACGGCCAGACGCAGCTCGACGCCGTAAGCAACAGCATCTCGCGCATGGCGCTGAACGCCGCCAAGTCAAGCGAGTCCACGACCCGCTCCCTTGCCCTGCAGGGCGAGAGCTGGGTTGGCCTCGGAAACCAGATTTACGATGCCGGAACCAAGATTGCGGACGTCGGTGACACCCTCACCACGGCCATAACCGTGCCGATGACCAAGGTAGGCGGCTACTGCGTCGACCAGGCCGTCAACTTCGACACCGCCATAGCGAACCTGCGAAAGACATCTGACCTCACGGCTGGACAGCTGGATGCCCTCGGTGACTCGGCGCTTGAGGCGTCGCAGAAGCAGCCGGTTGACGCAGCGACGATAGTCAACATCGAGGCGCTGGGCGCTCAGCTGGGCATCGCGGATGACAAGCTTGAGTCGTTCTCAAAGACCGTCTCCGGACTCGACATAGCCACGAACATGGACGCCGACACCGCAGCCACGGAGATGGCACGGTTCGCCAACATCACCGGCATGGCCGAGGACGAGTTCTCGAACTACGGTTCCACGCTCGTCGCAATCGGCAACAACATGGCAACAACAGAGTCTGATGTGTCCAGCCTCGCGCAGAGGTTCGCGTCCGCCGGCACGGCCGCCGGCATGTCGCAGGCCGACATCCTGGGAATGTCGGGGGCGCTCTCGTCCCTCGGCGTCAAGGCCGAGATGGGCGGCTCGGCCCTCTCGCAGACCATCAACGCAATCGGCGTTGCTGTGTCCAACGGCGGCGATGACCTTGAGGCGTTCGCCGAGAAGGCCGGAATGAGCGCAGACGAGTTCGCGGCGGCGTGGAGGGATGACGCGGCCGGCACGTTCAACGTGCTGGTCGAGAGCATGGGCAAGTCCGTCGCGGCTGGCGGGGACGTGAACTCCATGCTCTCCGACCTCGGCATCACGGGCATCCGCCAGTCCGACGTGATGCGCCGCCTGGTGGACTCCACCGAGGCCGTCACGGGCAAGCAGTCCGTGCTCGCCGGTGCGCTCGACCTCTCGCGCAGCGCCTGGGAGGAGAACACGGCGCTGCAGACCGAGGTCGACCAGCGCAACGAGTCCATGCAGTCGCGCCTCGACGTGCTCAAGAACAAGGTCAACGCCGTGGCAATCACGGTGGGAACCCCGCTCACCGAGGCGCTCATCGACGCCATGGACGCGCTTCAGCCGCTCTTCCAGGGCGTGGCCGACGCGGCCCAGGCGTTCGCCGACATGGACGAGCAGGACCAGCGCACGGTGCTCTCGCTCGCAGGCGTTGCCACTGCGGCAGGCCCGGTGCTCTCGGTCGCAGGCAGGCTCGTCCAGGGCATCGGCAACGTCAACACGATGTTCGGGCAGTCGCAGGAGAAGGCGGCGATATTCGGTGACGCCCTCAACACCGTCGACGGCTCGCAGATGCGCGTGTACGCAAGCTCCGGTGACATGGCGTCGAGGCTCGGGGTCGCGCAGAACGCGGCAGCGAAGGCGGCGGGCGGTGCCGACAAGTACGTGCACGCCTGGGAGGGGATGACCGACAGCGCGGAGGCCGTGCGCGACAGCACCGAGAGGATTCAGGAGCTGAGCGGGCAGCTCGACCTCCTGGGAGACGGCTCCGACAAGGCGCGCGCGAAGCTTGAGGGACAGATTTCGGCGCTTGAGGGACAGCGGGACGCCGCCAGGGACGCCTACGAGAAGAACGCCTCGCTCGTCACCGCATGGTCAAAGTCGACCACGGAGGCGGAGAAGGCCGCAGGCGGCATCGAGGGCCTGACGGAGAGCCTTGGCAGGGTAAAGTCCGGCTCGACCAGCACCGCGCGTGAAATCGAGTCCGTATCCAAGAGCGCCGGCGGCATCAGCGGCGCTGCGAGCAAGGCAGGGAACGTGCTCAAGGACATGGCATCGAAGGCGAGCGAGGCCACGTCGGCATTCGGCTCCGGGCTCTCCAACGGGTTCAAGCTGGCGGCAAGCTCGGCGCTGGACATGGCCAAGAACTTCGCCGTCGGTGCCCTGCAGGCGGGTGCCCTGAGCCTCGCAATCGCCGGGGCGACGTTCGTCGTGGGAAAAATCGTCGACTACTTCCAGAAGCAGAAGGAGCACTCCGACAACCTCAAGAAGGCCACCGAGGGGCTGACCGACGCCACCAACAAGAGCATCAGGGCGGCGCAGGACCAGGGCATCGCGTACGAGGGCACAAAGGTTTCGCTGAACGACGCCAGGGATGCCGTAGACAAGGCGGTCGAGTCGCAGGCAAAGCTTGCCGACACCCTAAGCACAAGCAACACCGAGGCATCCGCGCAGATGGGCCAGCTGCAGGCGGCGTACGGCGTGATAAAGGAGTACGCGAACCAGACCGGACTCACGACGCAGGAGCAGGGCAAGCTCAAGGCCGCAGTCGATACGTTCAACGGGATAGCGGGGACGTCAATCGACGTCATAGACGCCGAGAACGGCAAGCTCTCCGAGAACGGCGAGGCCATCGAGAACGTCACCGCCAAGCTCGGCGGGTACGTGACGCAGAAGCTTGAGCAGATTCGCCTTGAGGCGTACCAGGAGCGGCTAAAGGACCTCTACGAGCAGCAGGCCGAGGACATCCAGGCGCTCGCCACCGCCCAGAAGGCGTACAACGACGAGATGGATGCCATCGGCAGCAAGGACGAGTACATCTCCAACTACATAGACAAGTACAAGGAACTCAACCCACTGGTGGACGTCTCCGCCGACAAGCTGCAGGAGATGGCCGAGAAGGCATACGACAACGCGACCGCAGCGGCGTACACCAACTCGGGAATCGAGGACGCCACGAGCGCACTCGAAAGCCTGAACGGCTCGATAGGCATAACCGAGGCGGCGCTGGCGGCCACAGCATCCGCGACGGACGGGCTGTCTGATAGCGTCCAGACGTGGGCGCAGGCGAACGTGGCGATAACCAGCTCGTGCGAGGGCGCTGGGAAGGACCTGCAGCAGTTCTCGCAGGACCTGGCGGACACCGGGCTGTCCACCGAGCAGCTCAAGGACATCACGGACGACCAGTGGGCCCAGATAGTCGCGGCATACGACAACAACAGCGACTCGATAGTCCAGGCCCTCGACGGGCTGGGAGTCGACATGGGGGACTCCGGGGACCGCGCGGTGCAGGCGCTCGCGGACGGCCTGCTCAGCGGCCGCGACGGGGTTGCCGGTGCCGAGGCAGAGCTGATACAGGCCGCGAGGAGCGGTGACTGGGCTGGCCTCGCAGCCGACATGCAGGAGAGGGGCATCCACATCCCGGAGGACCTTGCGAACGGCCTCGCGTCCAACAGCGGCGCACCGAGCGAGGCGGCGAGCCGCATGCTCTCGCTGGTGGCACTCAGGCTCGCGGGCGGTGACGTCGACAAGGCCGCCGAGATTCTAGGCGGTGACATAGACGCCGGCCTTGCCGACGGCATCAGGAACGGCACGCTCTCAGAGCAGGAGGCCGCTACCCTCGGCCAGGACGTGATTGACAAGACCAAGGACCAGCTTGACTCCCACTCGCCCTCCCAGAAGTTTTACGAGATCGGCTCTGACGTGGACGCGGGCCTCGCCAACGGCATCGACGGGAACACGGATGGCCCCGCGACCAGCGCCTCGAACCTCGGGCAGGCCGTGATAGACGGCATCGGCGACATCGTGACCAGCCTCACGGACATCGGCTCAGACTCAGGCTCTGGCTTCGCAGACGGCATCCTCGGCTGGTCAGGCTCGGCCCAGGACTCCGGCGCGGCGCTCAGGCAGGGTGCCGAGGGAGGCGTGGACGGCACGGCGAGCGGCCTCTCCTCCGAGGGCACGAGCGCCGGCAGCCTCTTCTCCGCCGGCATCTCCTCGTTCGTCGGCAGCGCCACCTCCGCTGCCGGGAGGCTCTACTCCGGCGTCATCGGCGCCACCTCCGGCACGCCCGGCATGCTCGGCGGGTACGGCAGCAGCGCGTCTGGAAACTTCGCCTCGGGGCTCGGGGCGAACGCGGGTTCCGTGCTCTGGCAGGCCAACGCCATCGCGGCAAACGCCATGGCCGCGAAGAACTACGGCAACCCGTACGAGTGGGGCACGCACCTCGCGGACAACTTCGCCTCCGGCATCAAGGCCGGTCTCGGCTGGGTGGGGCGCGCGGCGAGCGCGCTCGCCGAGAAGGCCGCGAGCATCCTGCGCTTCTCGGTGCCTGAGGCCGGCCCGTGGTCAGGCTCCGAGCGCGGCGGCATGACCTCCGGAATGCACCTCGCGCAGAACATCGCATCCGGAATGACATGCGGCATACCGGACGTCGAGCGGGCGGCACTCGCCCTCGCCGGCGCGGCATCCGTACCGGTGCCCACGCTCGGGGCACGCGCAATCGGTGCCGGCGAGTCCAAGTACTTCGGGGACTCCGGGAGCAGCATGTCGACAGTGAACAACTGGAACCTGACCATCAACGGTGCCCGGCTCGGCAGCGCCTCCCCGAGGGCGCAGCAGCTCATCGGCGAGCTGTTCGGCGAGTTCGGCCTGTCTGCGGACATGGGGGTGTAGCGCGTGGCAGAATCATGGGGCGACCAGATATGGACGCCATCAGGCAACTACTGGCAGTGCGGGGTGAATGCCTGGGTCACCGGGACCGACGACGAGTACGTCTACGTTCACGTCGAGGCCAAGGTGTACACGCGCTGGCCGTTCAACGTCTACGCCAACGGCTCGGCAGGCTCCACGAACGACGATACCCGCTACTGGTCAGGCTCGCTCGACCAGGGCAAGGGCGAGTCGACGGTATACATATCGTACGACACGTGGTTCGCGCGCCGCTACGGCCAGGACAGGACCGTCGAGGCGTGGGCGCGGTACAACGTGACCGGAGGCTACGGCAACGGCACTTCGAGCGCGAGCGTGAGCCTCGACATCCCGGCACGCCCGTACTCGACCCCGAGGCCGCCGAGGAACCTCAAGGCCGCATACGCAAGCGACACGTCGCAGAAGCTCTCCTGGGGCGCCGACTACACCGGCTCCGACGACGCGTACCCGTGGTCTGGAATCGTCGTGGCACGCTCCGTGGACGGTGGCGGATACTCCGACATGGCCAGCCTCGGCTGGGACGCCACGAACTACACGGACTCGTCAACGAGCGCGGGCCACTCCTACGCATACCAGGTGCGCTCGTACAACCCGGCAGGGAGCGCCACCGCGCAGTCCGGAACCGTCTACACGACGCCAACGCCCCCCACGAAGGTGTCGGCCACCGCCCTGAGCGCAACGTCCGTGAGCGTGGGGGCGTCGGGCCAGCCGGCCTACGTCGACGGCTACGAGGTGCAGCATCGCGCGGGCGCGTCCGGCACATGGGGCGAGACCAAGAGGCAGGCAACGCTCCCCGTCGCGATGCCATCTGTCGCGGGAGACAACTGGTATCGCGTGAGGGCGTACAAGGGGAGCCTCTACTCCGCGTACGCCATGACAACGAGCGCGATAACGACGATCGCGCAGCCGTTGGCACCCTCAGTCTCTGCACCCACGGTTGCGGCAACCGGCACGAGCGCCGCCGTCACGTGGACGCCGAACCACCCAGACCACTCGGACGTCAAGGCGTCGCAGGTCGAGGTCACCAAGCCCGACGGCACCACGAGCACCGTAAGCGCCACCGGCACCGCGACGGCAACGACCGTCGCGCTGCTCGCAAGGGGCACGTACAGGCTCAGGGTGCGCACCAAGGGGCTGTGGGCCGAGTCCAACGGCGGATGGGGCAAATGGTCGGCATACTCGGTGCTTGGGGTGTACGACCTCCCAGCGGTGTCCCTGTCATCGCCAGCCGCGACGGTCAACAAGATGCCGGTGTCCGTCGCGTGGTCAGCGTCGGACTCGACAGGCGTGACGCGGCAGGTCGTGACGATCTCGGACTCTTCCGGGAGCGTCCTTCTGAGCAGGGCCGTGCCAGTCGGCGCGACCTCCCTGTCCGTGACCAGCGACCAGTTCACGCCGCAGAACGGGTCGACGTACACCGTCGCGGTGACGGTCACCGGGGGCTCGTCGCTGTCAAGGTCGGCGAGCAGGACGTTCAAGGTGTCTTGGGCGCAGCCGAACGCGCCGGTGGCGTCCGTGACCGTTGACCCATGCCTGTTCGCCATCGTGCGCGTGGGCGAGGGCACCGGCTCGGGCGCAAGGGCCGAGTCGTTCTCCGTCGAGCGCGTTGACCCAGACGGAGGCTCCACGTTCCTCGGGGAGGGGCTGCTCGACGGGCAGGCGCTCGTTGACTACCTCGCGCCACTCAATGTCGACTACTCGTATCGCGTCATAGCGCACGCCTCGTCTGGCACGGCCACGAGCGTGCTCGCCCATGCCCACGTCGAGTCGTTCGGCGACGAGGCATACAACTTCGGAGCCAACGCGAGCGCGTGCGTGAGGCTCGGCTTCGACGCAAGCGTGTCGCAGGCAGTCCAGCACGGCGGCGAGACGTTCCACTTCGCGCTCGGCCCCGACACGCCGAGCCTGCCGACGTTCTATCCTGACGGGACGACCGACATCACTGGGCAGCGCTCGTACGTCGCGTGGGGAGGTGACGCGTACCGCAGAATCTCCAGAATCGTGCGCGACCAGTCAGCAGGCATGTGCTGGCTGAGGGACTTCTACGGGGGCGTCCACCGCGTCTGCGCCAAGTTCACGCTCGGCTACTCGGCGGGGACGTACGACCAGTTCTCGGTGTCCGTCGACGTGACCGAGACCGTGTGGGAGGAGCCTGTGCGTGGGTAGACGGGTCGCGGCGATGACCGCCGTGGAGTGCAGGGTGGAGGCATGATGGGACAGACTTTCCGGTACCCGAACCTGCTGAGGGGCACGCGTGACCTCGGCGGATGCCGCCATCCGACAGGCAAGATATCGGTCACCCAGGACGCCGCCCTGGGGTTCGCCGTGGCCAGGCTCGCGCCGACCACGACGGCGGGCGGCCTCGTCTTCGACGACCAGGACGTGCCGGAGTCTGAGCGCGTCAACAAGGCGGCCTTCTGCCTGTCCTTCCTCGCCCGCGCGGACGTGGCGGGCGACCGCATCCACTCCGAGGTGTGGGGCAGCAGGTACATGCTCGACGCCACGCTCGGGACGGACTGGAAGCTCGTCGCGATGCCGTACGGCTTCGTCAGGGCCACCCAGGCGCAGGTGTACCTCAACGGAGTCGCCGGCAACTCGGGCGCGGTCTACCTGGCGCTGCCGATGGCGAACCGTGGCGCGACGCCCGCAGCCTGGGCGCCCGCCGAGGGCGAGACCCTCTCCGGGGGGGGGTGCTCGGATGAGCGCTAACCTCTGGACGGCCAATACGAACCTAAAGCAGAATGCCGATGGAACGTATGCGATGGGCAAGGGCGGTGGCGTGACGCCGGAGCTGCAAGCAAGGACGCCGGGCATGGCCACGCTCGCCGAGAACCAGACCATCCACATGGGCGCGTCGCTTCGAGGGGCAGACAGCGGGTCATGCCAGCCGTACGTCGAGTATGCGGACGCGGCTGGTCACAAGAACTGGGTAGGCTTCCCAATCTGGACGCCGACGGCGGACTGGCGGCGCTTCGATGGCTCGTGCGTCGTCCCGTCTGGGATGAAGATAACCGCGCTTGGGTTCAACAACAGAACGACTGGAACCATCGAGATTGCGAACCCGACCTTCTCCTACACACGCCCATCAGGAACCAACCTCATAGGCAGCATGACTGGCGGAGGCAACGAGGTCTCAATCGGTGGCGGCGTAACATACCAGAGCCCGTCGCGTGCCTTATACATGCTGCATGGGCAGAGGGCGCTCACCACCAACCGGACCATGTACGTGAGCGCCATCGTGTCCACTGATGGTGCTGGCCCCGGAAGCGTGATGCTTGGCGTAGAGTACAGGGACTCATCCGGCAACACCAATGTTGCCGCGAACACGTTTGGCGTGTCCAGCCAGAGCGCGTTCGTTGGCGGCAAGGTGGTGGTGCCGTCCGGTATGACGGTCGTGGGTGCCGTGGCAATCGCCGTGGATGGCTCGCCCGTGGTGCACGTCACGAGCCTAGCGCTCTACGACGGTGACCGCACGCCCGCCGCCAAGCCGTCCCCGACGTTCGACCCCTCCTACTGGAACCGGAGGATTGCCACCACGCGCTATCGGT